ATGCGCCGGACAATTCGATTCTGTATTCACCACCAGTTCAAACCGCCGTCAACCGATTCCCGAAATGGCAAGTGGCTGGGGAAGCGATCAACATTCCCCAAGAATATTCCACGGACTATCGCTTCAACCAGTTACAGTCGGTCATTGTCACCAGCAATTTGCCGATACGCCAAGAAACGCTACCTCAAAGTACACAGTAGAATGTGTTCAACCCCAGCAATCCGCTGAGCTATATCAGCACCTTGCCGATTCTCACGGACTTCCGGCCCGATGTGGACCAGTTCGGACTACAAAACAGCAGCCTTATCTACTTTCCTACGGGTGAGTTCCGTTGGATCGACTTATTATCGGATGGGCCATTGGATCGTTTGTCTTTCGATTTCTTGTGGCAATCGAGCGATCAAGAGATTCATGAACTTGAGCTGAATCCTGGAGAAAGCGTTAGTCTAAAACTGTACTTTAGGAGTTTGTACTAATGTAAAATTGTATACAAATATGTCGGTTGGTGACAGTTTTACCCTGTTGCCATTGAGCAATTTTTTTGTGAGAAAATCGGATGTAATTGGCCCTGCAGCTAGTCCTGATCCCAATGTGGGCCTCACACAGCCCATCGCTTCAGGAAATGTTACAGCTTCTAATGTAACTGGTGGAACATTTACTTGGTATCAAGTATTTAATTTTGCCGGTGCACCAAATACTCAAGGTGCTGAATTAAAAACATATGTTCTCGTTGTCCGTGGTTTTACAACATCCACTGGTACAGGGAATACGGATCCTATTCCATTACCCCAGGCATTTAATAATAACTTCAAGGTTTATAAACTTTTCTATGATACCATGAGCACAGCTCATGGAAATTATACGGCTTCCGTGAATTCTACAAGTACTGGCATTATCGTTAATTTTGGAGTTATTGGGCCTGATGCTCTAACACATATTATTAATGATGGATTTATGTTTATGATATGGGGATTTTGAGCAAAGCATACATGTGCTATACATGTATTCTTTAATCTTCTTCTTCCTCAGCTTGAGGTAATGCTGCGATTTGTCGCGAAATACTAGGAATGGATCTCACCGCACTTCGAATCTTCTTCATGGCAGGGTGTTCTCCTTCTTCTGGAGACAACAGCACACTCACAAGGCCACTAAGACCGCGGAAAATACGACCGGGGATACTGGACAGTATGCTACCGAGATCAAACTTACCACCCGAATAGAAATCGGTTTCTCTGGGGAAGGTTGTCTTCGCTAATCCTGGAATGGGTGCTCCAGGTGCCACGAGGCCTGTTTGCAACGTCACCGATCCACCGGCAATGGTCATGGTTCCGTGATAGATCACAATAATATCGAGCTGTGGAGTTACAGCATTATAGGTGCTATTGAAGGCATTGACCTGAATTTGGAAGTTCCAAGTACCCTGTTTTCCAGGATAATCTTCATTCAACAATTGGATATCGCTTCCAAACTCTAAACATAGAGGTGCACTTGGTCCTCGAACAAGCATATTATAGGAACTTCTTGTATCTAAAGCTTTTGCGTAAATATTAATGTTTTGTCCTGAGAACATGGGCCATGATTGCTTGAGTCCTTTTTTTTCGCATAACAACCACAAATCGTATTGAGATAAAGTACTCAAAACACCAGAGACATTGCCCCAAGTAATATTGATGCCCGTAATTGGAAGAAATACATCAGCATCATTGATGGTTTTCGTGTTGTAAGCCTTTGAGACGCTGATATACAAACGATGTGGAATCGACTGGAATTGGATCGTGTTCGATGTTAAGGTGAACGATTGCAGACTGTTGTAGCTTTGTGCAAAATTATACACAAAATTCTGCGCCGCCGTATATGGATAAGACAAGGATGGTGGAATCGTCATATAGGTGGGCAGCGTGTAGTAGGCCAAATACAGCACAGGTTGTAAGATTGTTACTTGAATATTTGTATAATTCACATAATCGTTGAATGCTTGTCGCCATACACGTTGAAGTCCAACGGGATCAAACGCCATGTTCACCGTAAAGTTCGTAATTTGCGCAATTCCAGGTTTTCGCCACCATTCGCGATCAAAAATCAAGGGATTAATCATCAGCGGCTCTGTAAATTCCGCAACAAACTATGCTGTTCCTGAAGCATTTGGACTATTCAATAATGGATTGCTGGTGAATGTAATCACCGATGTATGTTGTCGAGATATATGATCCACCGAGCTCCCATACAAATCAAACTCCGAAGTTATACGACCTGACAACATTTCATAGTCCGCAGCTTGCTCTGGGTAGCACGGCGTCGAGCTCATTGTTGATTTCTGCGTTTCGCGATCAAAGTTGTAATGCCCAAATTTATCGAACAATTGCGAAGGCCGAATCGTGATGGCTTGGTTATTCAGCGTAATCGTCAAGGTTGCAACCATCTGATGCAATGGATATTGGCAAAGACCCGCGAATTGCGAGTTAATCACGTAGGCATCACCAGATTTGTTAAAATCTTTAATTTGTCCTGTGATGCTGAATTGCAATTGCATGCGAACGCGAACATATCGCGAGATAATTGTCGTCAACGCGGGTGGGATAATGTTCCACACCGCATTCGACTGCGAGAACGACGTCGCTGGATATGGAACAATACGAAATTCTTGGGTAGATTCCGCGACAATATTCTTGGATGTTATATTGTCTTCAAGATCCAACGTGGGCAGAATGGTACAAAGCATCGCCGGTGCGGCCGCCATGGTAGAAAATTTTAAAAACTAGACTCTTTTAAAATGGACATCGTTACTTTAGCGGCTGTAGGCGCTCTCGTCATCGAAAGAATCATCGTTCATACCATTACAGCCATAAGACGATGTAAAAGTCGTTGTTGTCACTGTTCTTCTTGCGATTTATCCAAAGATGACGAAACCGATAGCCCTTCGAGAGTGGAAATACCCAAGAACCTATAGAACGATTTTTGCCCGAGAACCTCGAGGCATATACCAAGCCGATGTGATGGAACTTTATCCTTTGTGGAACAGTATTTTTGATGAATACCAACGATATACCAAGTATCGACCCAAAGATTTTGCGCTCGTATGTATCGATATTTACAGCCGATATGTATGGGCCGTTGCTATGGACAAACAAGATTCAGCATCGACAGCAGCAGCGATAAATCAAATCTTTATTCACATGGGAACGCCAAAAATCTTCCAAGGCGACCAAAAAATTGTTCAATCATTCCAAAAATATTTGTATCACCGTTATCCTAGAATTGGCTTAGTCGCTACGAAACCACATGAAACGAACAAAAATGCCATTGTTGAGCGAGTTATCCGAACTCTAAAAAATGATCTCCTCCAATATCTCTATGTTCATCCATTTCCGGAAATATCAGGGAAATTGGTTGGTGAAGAATATGTTGAATTCGACACCACCTCCGAGATTCTTCAAAGAATATGTGCTCTGCGAAACAACACCTTTCATCGCACCATCCGTCAAAAACCCGTCGATGTCTTTTATGGCCGCGCACTTAACCGTCAAATCATCACCAAAAAGAAGTATCTTCAAATTAATGAACAAGATCTCGTCTTCGCCAAACCTTTACGTGAATGCGGAGCGCTAGGCATCAAAATTTTCCGCCACGACTATGATATCTACATCATCACCAAAAAAGAGTTTGACAAATACCGAATAAAATCGCTGTATAACTACATTCACAATAAAAACATTACCAAAAAACGATGGTACAAACCTTACGAACTACGAAAGATTACTCCACAACCAGCGCTCGAACACTTAAATTCTTCTCTCGTCCAAGCATATCCCTATCAAGTGTATGAAACCCCTGATGCCGTCGAAGACATGAAGAAATATATTCAACATCGGTTCTAAGGCTATAAGTCACGAACTTATAACCCACTTACGCTTTTCCACCTTCACTTTTTCTTACTTCGTCACTCATGAAATCCACTTCCATATCATCACCTCCATCATTATCATTATGTTCGGCAATGTACTCTTCGTATTCATCTTCTCCAATATTGGCTTCTTCCATTTCTGTTTCCTCATATTCTAATCCTTTGTTCACTATGTACTTCATCGTTTCATAATGTTCATCCAATATCTCTAACGCTTCTTTAAACCTCTCATATCTCTTCTTTTCTTTCTTGCTTGCTTTTCTTTTTTCGAATAAATCTTCCATATTATAAATCCAAATTGTTAAACTCCCTTTTAAGAAATTTATTATTCTCTCTTCTCTTTCTCGAAAATCTTTAGGCTCGATAATTTTTTCAACCAGCGTATCTATCCATTCCTCTTCGTCACTCTCCGCTTCTTCGTCGAGTTGTGGCTTTATCGGTTCGCTGTCCATGGCGGCTCTCTTTTTATATCTGCGCTTTTTTTAAACCTCGTCAATTTTGCCTCATCGCCGTCGCCCCCCTCGCTCGTCGCTTCGTCTCCTCCGCCCATACGCCCACTCGCTGATGCGCCACTTTCGGCGGCCGGCGAGGCGGCGCAGCCAGTGGCGCCATCCAGGCCGAACCACACTACTCTCGTGCTTCTGTTGTAGTATGTGATGAACATATCAACGCATATCACACATGGTATATCGTCCATTTTCCGGACACTTCCACAAACTTCACTCTTTATCCAATAACTCCCGACCACTCTCACGTAAACCCAATGCTCCTTTCAAATAATATTCCCTAAAGTGTCATTGAAATGTTCTCGACACCTCTGGGGCTATTCTCAATAGGTGTTGGTTATGGAATATATATGAATAGTCTGGTCCTTTGGACCGGTTCCTTGAGAACCTATTGAGTACTCAATGATGAGTTGTTTATTTCCTTCTGAGCTGTCTAGCAATTGCACTACTTAACCCTTCAGCTTCCTCTTCAGCTGCTCTCTTCTTTTTCTTACCACTGAGTAGTTTCTTAGCTAGTTCCATGACTTGTTCCATGTTTATTCCTGGATGTTCTTGACCATATTCATCAGAACCGAACAAACCACTAACTAACCCACTGATACCTCTGAAAATTCGACCAGGTATACTTGTTAGTATCTGACCTAAATCGAATTTACCTCCTGAGTATACATCTGTTTCCTTAGGGAAGCTAACTTTATTAAGTTTACTTATATCCTCACCACTCATATTAGGTACAATACCAGTGTTCAATGTTATATTACCTCCAGCTATCGTGACTGAACCATGATACAACACAATTATATCCAACTGTGGTTGATATGTTGTATCAAAGCTCAATGTATGGTCTCGATTATCAACAAAATTTACCTGACATTGGAAGTTATATGATTCCTGTTTGCCAGGGTAATCATCCACTAACAGTTGAATGTCTTGTCCAAATTCTAACGCTATAGGAGCAGCTGGACCTCTGAATGTTTTAGTTACTGCTTGAACATTATTGTTAACATTACCAATTGTATATAAGTTAATTACTTGACCATGGAACATAGCCCAACTTTGTTGTAATCCATTCTTTCGACATACATGATATAGATCATGCTGTCCAAGTGTTGATAAGATACCACTTGTATTACCCCAAGTTATGTTAATACCAGTAATCGGTAAGAAGCTATCACTGTCAAATCTAGTTTTCTGGTTATATAACTTGCTCACTGAAATAATAATCTTATGAGGAATGCTCTGGAACTGTAGAGTATTGCTAGTGATAGTATAATTACCATTCGTTGATATAGCAGATTGTCCAGGGAATGTAAAGTTTTGTACTAATGTATAAGGGAAGCTAATACTTGGAGGTATACTCATATGAAGAGGTAACGTCATGTAAGCTAAATATAAGATTGGTTGACCAATGTTTACAATAACACTCGAATATTGAACTGGATCATTACTAGCTTGTCTCCACAGTCTTGATAATCCTTGAGGGTCCACAGTGGCATTAACAGTAAATTGGGTTATTTGACATAAACCAGGTTTTCGCCACCATTCCTCATCAAATATCAATGGATTTATTATCAATGGTTCAATTGGAGTCACTGTGAAAGTAGCTGTACTGCTTCCACCAGCTGCTAATGAAGGATTAGCTGTCCAGGTAATTGGTAAGTTCATCCTAGAAATATGATCCACCTGGTCACCATATGAACTGAACTCACCAGCAACAAATGCAAACATATCCTTATACAGTAAGGGACAAAATTTTTTGCTCACCTTAAATTGGAACGAAATAAAATTTTTCCTTCCATTCTTTGACAACACAAGTCATTCAAACAGTTTACTGAAAAAAACTAATTATTCACATGGTTCGCTATCTAAAACAAATACAATATAAGGCATTTAGAATATTGGGACTCCATCCTTTCATAAAATATCCCAAGATCCCGAAATTGAAATCCTCTTTACGTTCTGTGGCAAGACAATTAGGAATAAAATCCTACAACACTCTAAAATATTGGATAATTTATGGTCTACCTAGCGTTAAAAATAAAAATCGAAAAAACAAGAGAGAAAGGAAAAACAAATTAACAGAACAACAACAGCAGTTTATCTTTGGTTACATGTTGTTCTTACAATCTCAATATCTTCCGATAACAAGAAACAAAATCCATTATTTTATAACGACACAAATTAGTCGATCAATTAGTAAAAAATGGGTGAGCAGATTCCTCAAGAAGAAGCATTGGACAAGAAAAACAACAACACGAAGGGATCCATATCAACTTTCTGATGAGTATGTTAACAATTGCCTGGAATTTATTAAAGAAGTTTAAAACATGAAATTGAAAGACGAAAATATATTCTTCATGGACGAAACTGGAGTTTGGGATGATAGTCATCTTAATTACAGCTATGCACCCAG